AAGTCACTTCAGATGATGACGATGAAGATGATGCTCTTGCATATTTTTCTCGTCTCGCAAATGATTGATTAGGAATAAAGTCTAATATTATCAGCAGTTTTTAAGGTTCCGGTTTTAAATTGACCGGAACCTTTTTTGTATTTCATAATATCGTCCATATCATCAATAATAACATTTAAATATCTTGTTTTAAGTAAGAATATATTTCTTTTATTATCTTCAATTTTTTCTTCATACTCATAATTTGTAATCGGAGTGACTGGATATGTGGTTGAATATGCTGAAATTAGTTCGTCATAATAAGTAAGGGAATAATTTTCATCTACCATCAATCCCTCTTTTACTAAAATTGCACCAGAAGAATTGGTTGCCCTAGTTGTTTCATAATGATGTATCCCATTATAAATTCGATTATAAGTATCTGTTTCTGTATCCCCAACAACTTTATATTTTTCAAACAAGTAGGTGTCAAATAAAGTTTGGGTTAATGGCCATTCAGTTTGTATATTAAGAATATTATTGGAAATTAAAACAATCCAATCTAAATTGGCATCTCCATAAAATTCATATGCTACATTGTCTGGTCTATCGTCACCAACTATCTTATATTTTTCAAAGAACATTAGATTTTGAAAAATATCTGGTCTAATTTTTCCCCTCTTAAAAAAATTTTTGACTTGAATATAGTCTCCAATTTTAGAATTTGGAAGTCTATTTACATATTCAAAATCTGGAACTTTTCTAAAGTATTCGTTTGCCATTTTAGTAACCTATATTTGTATCTATTGATTTTCCATCAAGGTTTCCATAATCATCATTAAAGATTGGCTCCAGTTCTTGGAACTGCATTGATATTTCATAAGAAGTCATTAGACCATCTGCAAAGGTCATATAATTTCCTTCTGGAGTATAATTTACGGTAAATGATTGCAAGGCACACTCTTTAATTAGATTAATATATGGATGATCTTTTTCTTTATGCAAATATCTTATTTTGAATGTATGAGGTGCTTTTAGGAAGAGTTGGGATTGTGTTCTCTGGACCGCCATTCCTTGTTTGAAGAATCTTATAATCTGACGAATTTCATCTCTATCTTTAGTACCTCTTGCAGATAGTTTGAAGTTAAATGTGAAAGGTCTTAGTGTTGGACCTGAGAACAGTAACTCCATATTTGGGTTAAATACCGCACCTTTAGTTCTTGATAAAATATTACTTTTTCCGATTGCTTGGGATGTGAAAATTGCTGCTACACCAGTTTTAAGGTCCGAAGAACTTTTTTGTGCATTTTCTGTTTGAGTTCCTAAGGTATCTGCTGCCGCACTACCACCTTCAGTAATAAATGAATTTGCAAGTTCTGCTAAACTTTTTTCTAGAGGGGACATTTCGTCGCTTCCCCAAGTCACTGCGTTAGTGTCTGAAATTCCCCCTGGTATTGGTAAGAAAACTTTTCCAATTGTTCTTGAAGTGTAAGAACTTCTTTCTCCAAAACTTCCCAATCCTTGATTTGCAGACTCATTTATATTTCTTGGTTCATATCTTAACATATTAAACTGTATTACATCCTGTTGAGCAATTTGAAGATCTGCTGGATATCTTAAATTTTGTGGAAAACTGAACCTTGAAAGAGTTTTTGATTTTTCTAACTCTTCATCTAAAGCACGTTGAGATTCTTCTGTATTTGCTGCTTCTGTTGCTTGATTTTGAGTACTTGCCGTTATTGTTTTTTGCTCTTCTTGGTTGAGACCGCCACCAAGAGGTTTTTTTGTAGATGCTATAATTTGTTGTTGAGTATTAGTTTTTAATGCTCCTTTTTCTAAAGAATTTTTTGCGTCAGCTCCTAGAACATCTTTTCCAGTATTATCTTTTAAGTATGCCCAGCTTTTTCCTCCATCTGTTGTTGTTGCTGCTTTAACATAATTTCCTGGAGTGGGAGAATAATATAAGGTTGTTGTTCCTCCAGTAACTTTCCCATTACTATCTTTAGTAACTTTGGTTGAAGTTGCAGTATAAGTTTTTGTTCCAGTAGATCCAACTTTAGTTTCTATTGGATTGCTATTAAATGCGTCTAACGGTCCGACAAATGCCATTAAAAGTTCCTCCCACCTCTAGTAGGAATAAGCATCTCAATTTTTTGTAGAGTATGAGACATTTATAATGGGAGTTTCTTATTTATTTAGTAGGAATTTTGCATAAGGTATAGTAAGCATTTCGTCAAGTTCTTCATACCTTACTACGTGAAGTTTTCCTGCAACTTCTTGCCAAGTATATTGTCGGTATTTTCTCCAATGAAAATTAATTCCTCTAAATCCCCACGGTTCTATTGATGTGCAGGCAATTAGTGGATGCTGATCGTACCTAAGACCTGGAGTTTTTGCATTGTAGATAAAGGTATAAAATTTTCCTACTTCTGGGTATAATGCTTCTTCTTTTAATTCATCTATGATAATTATCATCAAGTCTTCGGAATCAGTGGCTCTTTCTCGTTGAATTCTTTTTTTCAGTTCCCTCATTCTTGGAGGTAAATTGAGATATTGCCCAAAACCTTCTGCCATTAGAATAACTCTTCTTCTGTGATTATTTTAAATTCTAATAGTCTATCCGCACACCATTCTTTAACCGCATTCCACTTTGCTTGATTTACTGCATAAGTTCTACATTCGTGTAGATATGATTTTGTAACTCTGGATCTTTGTTTTGGTGGAAGAGTTTGTTTCTTTGGTTTTACTTCAATCACATAATTTTTAATTTCACCTGATGTTTCTTTGATTTTAATTAAATAATCTGGGAAATATCTATGGACTTTGCCATCAACAGGCGATACGTAAGGAACACAAAATTCTTCCGATGCCCAAGAAATTATACTTGGATTATGATCACACCAATAACAAAATTTTCTTTCCCAATTACTTCTACAGATTATATTGGAAGGGTCTCCTTTGTATTTGTCTGGGTATGATGGTTTGTACTTACTCTTAATACTTTCTCCCATTATCCCTACTACATAATATATACGATCAAAAAGTATTTATAGATGGCCATTTCTACGCCAAAACCTAGAAAAATATCTGATATAAAAAGTTCATTATTGCAGCCAGCAACAACTTCTCATTATGAACTTTTTCTTTCGATTCCAGATCCTGTTTCTTCGATGATGAATACGAATGGGATAATCTTTTCCGGGATTCAAAATGATTTACAACTTGCTTGCTGTGAAGCAACTTTACCTGGATCCTCTCTAGCAACCCTTGAAATCAATAATGATTATACTGGCGTAACTGAAAGGCACGCATATCGTAGAATATATGACGATAGAATAGATTTAACCTTTTATGTTGATACAAGATATACTGTAATTAGATTTTTTGAAACTTGGATTAAGTTCATTTCAAATGAAAGTATTTCTGGTGGTCCAAATAATACGCCGTTGGGTCTTAAATCTCCGAATTATTTTTATACAGTAAGATATCCAGAAGAATATCAAACTCAAAATCTTAGTATTGTTAAGTTTGAGAAGGATTATAAAACAAAACTTACTTATACTTTTTTGAAGGCATATCCGATTAGTATATCTTCTATGCCTATTTCTTATGACTCTTCTTCGTTACTTAAATGTACTGTGTCATTTTCTTACACCAGATACTTTGTTGAGGATCTTAATGGATCTCCTCCTCCAGCAAATAGTGAAAATCCACAGGCATCATTAAATAATCCATTAGAACAAGCAGGATTTAATCTTAATGCTTATCAGACATTCGTAAATCCTGAGTTTGGTGCAGATACAACTGGAGGATTGGGTATTCAAAATGCTTTATCTTCTGGAAACTCTCTTCAAGTTTTTGAAGGTGAAGAAATTATTGGTGCAGTGAATTCTAATTCTCGTTTTGTTGAATCGGGTCTTCCTTATGTTGGTAGGAACATTGGTCCTCTAGCAAGATAAAAAAAAGAGGGTCCGAAGACCCTCAGTTATCTTTCCAATCTGTTGGTGGTGGGGGAATAACCCCCAGAGTTGCTAGTCCAGCGAATATATAACCAGCACCAAAAACGGTGCATATGAAAATACAGTATGCTATGAATAATTTTTTTAAAATATTAATCATCGTTTTTAGAAGTACCGATTGTTCCAAGAGCGCCAGTGATTGCAATGAGGTTTGCTAGAAGAAACCAGTTTCCTTCTGCCGATACATTCATTCGGTGCCGCATTTCTTCGTGTTGAGCACCGGCTGCAACTGCTTTTTCTAGAGCTGCCATATCCCGAACGCCCCAAGAACCGAAGTACATTGAAAGACCGACTCCGTAGAGAAAGACGAGACTAAAGAAAAGACGACGCATTGCTTTGTTTGCTTACCTTTTTATTATACGACAAAATGCTTTCTTCGTCACGCTCCGTTAGACACTTTCCTTTCTGTCCATCTGCCATAAATAATCACATCTGAAAATTTTTTATAGGACATTATGCCTTTACCAAAGATTTCTACGCCAACTTATGAACTTGAATTGCCATCTACTGGAGAAACAATCCAATATAGACCGTTTCTTGTTAAAGAAGAAAAGTTGCTTGTAATTGCTTTAGAGAGTGAAGATATAAAACAAATTACAACAGCAATTAAGACCGTTATTAAGAATTGTATTATTACTAAAAATATCAAGGTAGAATCTCTTCCAACTTTTGATATTGAATATTTGTTTTTAAATATTCGTGGTAAATCTGTTGGAGAGGAACTTGATGTTAATATTATTTGCCCAGATGATGGAGAAACTCAAGTTCCAGTAAAAATTAATTTGGATGATATTAAAGTTCAGAAAAACGAAGAACATTCAAATAGAATTAAACTTGATGATTCTATTATGATGGAAATGAAGTATCCTTCGTTGGATCAATTTATTAAAAACAATTTTGATTTTAGAGATAAAAATGCAATGGATCAGTCTTTTGAATTGATTGCATCTTGTATTGATAAAATTTTTACAGAAGAAGAAGTTTGGACAACATCTGATGTGACTAAAAAGGAAATGAACGACTTTTTAGAATCAATGAATTCTTCTCAATTTAAAGATATTGAAAAGTTTTTTGAAACAATGCCAAAACTTTCTCATACAATTAAAGTTGTAAATCCAAAAACTAATGTCGAAAGTGAAGTTGTTCTAGAAGGGTTAGCATCTTTTTTCGGGTGAGCATGGTCCATATGGACCTTGAAAATTATTTCAAACTTAATTTTTCTTTAATGCAATATCATAAATATTCATTATGGGAGATTGAATCAATGATCCCTTGGGAGAGAGATATATACATCACATTATTGCAACAGCACCTTGAAGAAGAAGAGTTAAAACAAAAACAGCAGATGAGTAATGCCCACTTCTAAAGCAATAAGTGCTTCTAGTTTTTTTGGTAAGGATAGGTATGAACATTACCTAAATGAACTCCTTACGGAGCAGACTTTGGGTGGGCAAAAATTATCTAAAGAACAATTAAAAGAAGGATTTTCTAGAAGAAAAAATAAGATAAGTTTTGAAAAGTTTGTTGATAAAATAGTAACTACAAAAGCAGCAAAAGCAGCAAAAGCAGCAGTTTCTTCTCCAGGAAAAGGTCCATCACCAGCGGCAGGTGGTGGAATGAATGGACCTCGTGGAAATGCTCTTGTAAAATCTCCATCTAGTGCATTACAGAAATATACTGGAGTTTCTCAAAAAGTTGGCGCAGGAATAGAAGAAGATATTTCTGCAATTGCTAAGTATATGTCTTCGATTGCAGATACACTTACTATACAAAAGAAAGTAGATAATGATGCATCTGTATATGAAAAAAGGAAAGCAGAACAAGAGAAAAGAAAACTTGCAGAGAATAAATTAGAAAAGAGATTTGAAGGACTAAAAAAAGCAGCAGAAAAAATAATTGCACCTGTCAAATCGTTACTTGATAGAATCATTCAATTCTTTACTACAGTTATACTTGGAAGAATTGTATATAAACTTGTAGAGTGGTTGGGTGATGAAAAAAATGCAAGTAAAGTTAAATCTATTATTCGTTTTGTAAAAGATTGGTGGCCTGCATTACTTGGGTCCTATATTTTATTTGGAACAAGTTTTGGAAAGTTAGTTAGAGGTTTAACTGGGATTGTCGGTAGATTTATATTCCAACTAGGAAAGGTTGCCATACCTAGATTGCTATCTGTGATATCAAAAAATCCTTTAGCAAGTTTAATAGTAGGAACTTCTGTAGCAGGAACACTTGCAAGAACTGGTGAAAGAGAAAGATTAAAACCGGAGTTAGACAAACAAAGAGCAAGTGTAGAAAAAACTGATAAGGATACAAGTGCTCCTTGGTATCAAAAACTTGGTGCCTCTTTTGCTAAACAAGAACTCACAACTGGACAGCAACGCCAAAGCATAGTTGCTCCTGTTCCTGGTGCAATGTTCAGTGGTGGTGGATTGGCAAATGGTTTTGTAAGCGGCGAGAAGGGTGTAGATAAAGTCCCTGCGATGCTTTCTGATGGTGAGTTTGTGATGTCTCGTGGCGCTGTTTCTAAGTATGGAGTTGATACTTTAGAGGCAATGAATGCTGCTGGAGGCGGAACTAACAAGCCTAAGATTATGAGTGGAACCACTTATGCTCAAGGTGGTGGTCTTATTGGTAGAGGTGAGTATTATATAAATGAAATTTTAAAAGGTTTGTCTCCCCAATACAAATGGGCAGAAGGTCTAGCAAAGCAAGCTGGCGTTTCTGCACAAAATGCAATGCAGCAATCTGCTACTGGTGTTATTAATGAAGGTGTAAAGACACAGAGATATTTTACCAGCGACAAAATGCAAAGTGATATGGCAAATCTTGGAAATAGAGCATTAAATTCTTTGCAAAATAACTTCAATACCGTTAAAGAAGTTGCTAAAAATGCTTCCGAATCTGTCAACAAGTTTGGAACCAGTGAAAAATATAAGACAATGGCAAAGAATAATGAAAAGAAAAGTCAGGAAGCTATTAGTAAGTATGATGCTTGGGTGCAAAGTTTACCAAAAGGATTCTTGAAAGATACTATGAATAGGGGATTGATTCCTATTCCAACAGGAAATGCTTTTGGTATGACCGCAGTTACTTATCTTAAGGCTATGATGGGTCCTTTGGGTAGACCATTTAAAGTTTTAAGTAATGATTCTGTTGATAAAGCAAGACAAGAAATGATTGATAGGACTGCTGCTGCAAATGGATTGCGAGTTGGTCCGGGTGGGAAAATGTCTATGGAATGGAATAGAGTATCTGGACCTGGATCTGGACAATATACTGATGATCTTAAATCTCTAGGTGGTGCTGGTGGATTTGGTGGAGGCAAATTCTTCAATTCTACTTTTGGTAGGTGGTCTGGGACACAAAGGGGAGATAGAATAGTTACTAATGATACATATAACTTCAATGAACCTGTTGGGGTATATGCTAAAAAGTCTATGGATGCCATAAAGAAAGGCGATTTTGGGCAAGGGTTGTATAATATTGCATCAATGACAGGAAGATTTGCACAAGATGTTGGAT